AGAATCTAATATAGCTTTGCAATAATTATCAATGTCTGCATGATTGTCGCAATATGCTCCAGTTTTAGTAGCTTTTTTCCATTTAGGCCAAGACTTAGGGATTGGCACATTAAACACTAATTCAGCGTATATGTTGCCTTCTAAAGGAACACTTTTAACTTTACTAGTAAGAATAAGCATGTCTTCTCTAAATTTTGTATATTTTTTACCATAGTAAGTGGACCATCTTGTAACTCTAGGTCTAGAAGCAGGCGTAGGTATTATGTTAAATTCTACTTTCATACTAATCTGTTACTTCAAAAGTTGAAACTCTAGTATCGCTTTGCAATCCTTTGGTAGTTTCATCTTTAATAGCTTTTGTTAATTCTGCATCAGTAGGATTATTTACATCTACCCAAATACTTTTAGATTCATCTAAAAAATTAGTAGTGCTGTTACTAAGTCCTTCTCTAATTACAGCAAAATTAAATGTTACTGATACTTGCACATTATTTCTCCTTTTTTAAAGCTTTATTAAATGGCTTCCAAAAGTTTTCATTGTCTTTTATAGCTTTTTTAATAGTAGCAGTTATTCTATTTTGTCTTTCTTTTTTTAAATCTTTAAAATGTTTACCAGTTTGCCCAGTATCTTTCTCAATACCCATTATCTATTAACAGTTAACCAAGTAACACGTTTATCACTAGATAAATAATCTCCGTTATCAGAATTTAATAAATTATGATTTTTTAATTCTAACACAGCTCGTTTAATAGTTGAAAAAGATACATCATCAAAATAATTGTGTGCTGCAATATTTGTTATGCATGTACTATGCGAAGCAGCAGTAAAAACATAAATATCTTTTGCAGTATTAGATAAATTATAACCTTGTAAAGCATGGTTAATACTTCTTTGTGCAGCTTCTTTCTTGCGCCACATTACTTCAAAGTTTTTTAATGGTTTCATATTGTCTCCTAAATTAATTTAACATAATTAATATCAATTTCTTTATTAGGTTTACTACCTGTTGGGTAATCATTAAGTAAATAAGAAGGGATAGTTTTAGAATCTTCTAATAAGTCTTGTAAACTAAAATGTACATCTTTAGTAACTAAACTCATAATGTGTGGAGATATAAACGCTGCAATTTTTTCTTTAGATTCACTTTTAAAATAGTGATTAAAAAATACTTGTTTGTTTAAATGATAGATTTTATTCATATTTTTATCTCCGACACTTCTACAACAACTTCAACTTCTTCAGGAAAACCTACAGACCTACCAGCAGAATCTATAACTCTAACTAGTTTATAAATTTTACTAGTATCAGGCATATTCTTAGGATCTGGTACTCCTGTAGGACTTTCTATTAAATCTCTAAGTTTTAAAACTTGTAAACTCATAAGTATCTCCTATAATATATATTGTTCATATTGTTCAAACCACAAAGCTATATAAACAACGCCAACAGTAATAGTACTTAACAATAAAAAGTTAAGCATATCTAATAATAATTTTAAAGCTTTCATAATATCTCCTAATTAAGTAGGTTTAGTAACATAGTGTTACCTTTCTTAGTTAACACTTCTCGTGTTTCTGCAAAGACACGCAATCTTTCTTTTAAATCCGTGTCTCCTGCAATTAAAGCACCCATAATATCCATTGCTAATTCTTTATTATCTAATTCATTATCAACAAATTTCATTAAATCGATATCAGAAAACTTTTTACTCATCATAGTACTCATGTAGTCTATCTAAGATACTTTGTAAGTTATTGTCAATATAAGTTTCTTGTGTATCCCACATACGCATAGGACTTCTAATGCGTTCATTAACAGTATCTTTTGTAAGTTTAGTTTGATATACATACTTAAACTCTAACAACTTTTCTTCATCATTATAAGTCAATAAAGGTGATTTATAGCCTTCTAAGCGTTTATTATCTAGCTTTTTGCAAGCAATAACTGTACTGAAATAACTTTCTATGCCAGTGTTCATAAGAGAACCTTTGACTTTAACCATAGTTTCGTTAACCATTTCAGATTCATTAAAGATGTCAGATGTGTGGGCGATAAATATAATATTTTTATCTGAACTACCTACATTTTGAGCCATCATGTTTTTCATAAACTGTGCATAGCTACCCCAAGCTTTCATTGTGTTAGTTGATGTAAGTACTTTAGTACTTTCATACATATCCATAAGATAAGTCAAACTGTCTATAACAATAGTATGTATTTTTTTATCACCTTTAACTGAGTCGATTGCATCTGGGACATCAGTTGGGTCAGTAATAGTAAATTCTTTGAACTTAGATTTGAAAGGTAACTTTTTGTTATTTTCACAGTTCAGATACATCACGCCCTCTGGGTCTTTTAACATTTGTAAGCTTGCAGACTTACCTGTAGCGGATTTGCCACATAACAATACTAAATTGTTGTTCATTATTTATTCTCCTTCTGAAGTATTTTTTTATCAATTGATCTCATAATCTTAGAATGAATTTCTTCTTGACTGATAGGGTCAGTAATATGTTCATTAAAAGTTATAAGTTTGTTTGCAATAGCATCTCTTGGATAACCGTTATCCATAAGCATAAAGCCATATCTAATAATCATAGTAGCTCTATTACCTACTTCAATACGGTCAGAAAACCATCTTTCCATATTAGTCATACCTTGAGCATCAAGAATTTTTTGTTCTTGTTCTATTGCTTTTTTAGTTTGAGGTATGAATAGTGTTGCATCTAACAGTTCACCATCATTGTAATAATGTTGGCCGTCATGTGACATCCACTTTCTTGCAATATCTTTTGTAGCTGTATCACAATCAAATGGTAACCAGTTAAATACGTTTTCCATAAATTTAGAATAGTCTCTTGGCTTAAGCTTTAAGTAGTGAGACATTGGAAATATAATTCTAAATCTATTTTGTTTAGCAGTGTGTCGTTTAGTTGTAGCAAAGAGTACTTTGTATTCACTAAGTAATTCTTTAGCAGAATTTAAACTACACTCACCGTCAATATCTAGTATCAATAGATTAAAGCCTGGTATAGCTTTTTCACTTGTACGGTAATTTTCTAAAAAGTTATGTGCAGTATAGTGATAACCTGCAGTACTAACTAGTTCATGTAAACGACTGAATTTAGTTATTGCACTTTCAAAGTCTTTAGTAATGTCAGTGCTGTAAGCTACTTGTATTTTATCTAAATCAGTTTCTTTAAGGGCCTCACCAGATAGAAATTCTATTTCATCAATATAACTTCTACGGATAATAATATTATTTTTATAGCCCCATGCAACAGCTAAAGATAACATATCTTTCTTTTGTGCTTCTGCACCTCGATAGAATGGCAAATCTTCAATCAAATCTACTTGAGTAAGCTCTTTGCCTACATCTGCAATATATCTTGCAAGACGAGCATATGAGCCTTCTTTGTTAATGATTTTATGAAACTGTTTACCTGAGTCTTCTACAAGTTGTATAGCAGCATCTAGATGTACTTGCGTAACATCTTTACTGCCTTCAACAAATGCATATGCACCTGCTAATTTTAGAGCTTTGTAATAACGATGTGATAACTCAGCTTTTTTAATGTCTTCATGCATCTTAAGTTTAGAAGCTCTGTCTTCACAATTAATTTTGTATTGTAATAAATGAATTGTGTCTTCTTTGCTAAGAGTTAGCACAGTATTAAACTTATTTCTATCTGCTAAGTTAGTAATAACTTGGCTAATACGTTGTGTATCTTTAACAATATTAGTAGACGTTAGAGCATCATAAAGTTCTTCTGCTGTTTGTTTCTTAAAATCATTTAGAGTGTTTGTGTAACCAAATAGCATTCTACGGGCATAGCCTGTTTCAAGCATTTGTTTAAACTCTTCTTCTGTTTTACTACCATCTAATAACTTAGTTGGTGTACCGAACAGCATAAGATTTGTTGGTGTTTTGCCTATAAGCTCTTCACCACGCTTGTTGTCAGATGTATTCTTAGTAAGCTTTTGTTTGACTTTGCCTACATCATACAATTCTAAGAAAGTATTAAGCATTTCTACATTGCTAGTTAGGTTTGAACCTACCTCATCTAACTCTAGATTCATAGAACCTGCGTTAGACATTAGCAATTTGAGTCTCATCTGTTTAACTGCTGGTGCAGTACCACTGTCAAAACTAAATGCTAATGTACCTAGAGCATCATATTCTTTCTGTACTTCAGCCATAGCCTCATCAGAAGATAGATTAGGATTAATCATTTGACGTCTAGCAGCAATTTGTAATAGTTCTGCATTACTCTCACCAGGTAATACATGACTCAAAAACTTGAGTCTAAAGCCATCAATAATATCTTCTTCCATAATATTAGTTGAAAAGCCTTTGCCTGTACCTGATGGCATTAGATTTAAAACATAAGAGTTAACAGGTATTACACCTCTATCTCTTGTTTCAATATTACATCGCATCATAGAAGTTACTTTAGACAAGTAGTAAGCTACAAGTAATCTAAAGAAATGTCTATTTTGTGACTGTGTTTTGGCGACAAGTATGTCGACAATCTCCTCAGAGAATTTAAAGTATTTAGGTTGTGCCATGTTAGTTCTTCTTTACTGAGGCATAACGACCTTGTTCATTAATAATACGGTGGTAAACACTTCTAGTCTTATTGATACCAAGCTTTTTATTACAAAAAATAGTAAATTCAGCATAAGTTTCAACTTCATAACCTTCTCTAACAGCATAAAGTCTACGGATTGATTCAATTTGATCGTTTGTAAGTTTGACTCCGTCATGTTTTTTACGGATATTTTTTGTTGCTACTTCAGAAGTAACAACTTCTTGTGGTTTACGGCTAAACCACTTTTTTATGTAGTACCAGGTTTTCATAAAACTAATCTCCCTTGTTGTATTAAATTTTGAGCTTGTTTACATATTTCAGATACTTCACAATATCTGCAAGCTTTCACTTCGCCACGCACAGTAACTACTGTACCGACTCCACCGTCATTTGCTAGACGAAGATTTGCCTCGTCTAAGCTGTCATAGTTCTTAGTAGATCTAGACATTTTGGATGGATTCTTGTAATATTTATAAACTGTTTCAGATTCCCATAACTCTTCTTTTGTACATTCAGGAAGAGATTCTTGAGGTTTATCTAAATACTCAGTTAATAAATTTAATTTTTCACTTATAAAGTGTTGTGTTTGTTCTGTAGACCATATAGGATATTCTTTAGTTATTACTCTAGTTTGAGGATAACTTGGGTCTCTAGCAGCTTGTGCTGCTGACCAGTCAGTAAAGATATACTGTATGTGTACAGCATTATCTGTAATCCTATCAGGTGCTAGCCATTTGTAAATGCTAGCTTGTTGTGTATATTTAAGTGCGTTAGAATCAAAGATATAAGACCATACAGATGTACTTTTGTAATCTGATACAGTACCGTCTACAACAAGGTCATATTTACCAGAAATAATATAATTATTAATTTCTTTTTCATGACGCTGTTCAATGTATACAGGTATTTGATCTGGTTTTACTTTGTCAGGATTTATAACAAGCTTGTCATCTAAGTTAGATACTTGTAAAGCGTGCAACGCTTTACTGATATTAGCTCGATTACTCCAAGCTTTTTCTGCAATAGCATGTATAGCAGAGCCCATCCTAGAACTTACTAAGCTCATAATATCTACAGTCTTATCTAAGCCTTTGTTTTGATGAGCTAGTATTAATGCTCTAAGAGGCTTAAGTAAAGATGTAGCACTAATAACGTTTTCACGTTTATCATAATCGTAGTCATCATGCATTAGCCATACAGCTAACGGCAGTGACACGTTGTCCTTGTTGGTATATTTAAATGCCATCAATTATCTCCTTTATTTTTTCAATACTTGCGTTGTTGGGTAAAGTAAATTGTTTATCCCAAGACTTACCTATTTCTAGATTAGCCTCCATCATTACTTCATTCGAGAAAATGCTCGGATGAGCATTCCATTGCATTTCTTTTATCAGTGTGTCATTTAAAAACTTCACAGACATCGGATCATCCTTAACTAGAAAATAGGCTGCATCATGAATTGTGTTGATTGGATATATATCATACACCATATCAGACTGCTCTAATATATTATTTGTAGCAATTAGAGCCCTATTAATTAGCATACCCCAAGACTGTGTTACAGCATTGTTTGCGCTTCTAGACTCTGCTACAGCAGCATATGGTGTCAATGTAGTGTTGTGTACAGTTGTAGCCAATAATGGACACTTTATTCGTAATCCAAAAGCACATTCCATGTAGCCATGTTTACCTGCAAAATCAATATTTTGTTGTGTAAAGATGTCAGAAACAGAATACAAATCATGATACTGACGTTCTATTAATTGAGCTTCTTTCTTTTCGATACCAATGTTAGATACCAAAGTGTGCCAAGTACCACTGTATGTCAATGCAAAAGTGGGACCTTTAGATTTTTGTCTAAGCTGTGGGTATTTATCTTCAATAGAATTAATGCTTTCTACAGTGTCTTCTATGTCAGGCATCTGGTCTTTGAAATACGTGTAAGCTCTTAAACTGTGACCATCATAACCATCAGTGTAAACTTTGATTTTGTTTGGGTCTTTAGTTAGTAGAGCATTAACTCTGTCTTCTAGACTACTAAAGTCTGCACCAGCCCATAAGTAACCTTTTGGAGCTTTAAAGCAAGATTTAATAGCTTTACCATAAATACTATTGCTTGGTAGATTCTGTAAGTTAGGGTCACTAGAACTTAGCCGTCCTGATTGTGTACCACCTAATTTAAGACTACCATGCAGATAGCCATCAGTTGTGTATTTCTTAAATGCTTTAATAAATGTACTTAGTATTTTACTAGTCTGACCAATGCCTATCAGATGCTCAAGAATTTCTTTGTGAGATTTTTCTTTAGCTACATGCAATAGCTTTTTAAGCGTCTTAGCACCTGTAGCTGGTTGTTTAGTATCTGTAAAATCAATAGGTTCGTACTCTAGTTGATTGTAGAACAGCTCTCTAATATTATTATTTGATTTAGGATTAAAAGCTAAATCTATAAAGTCACTG